AGGCGATATGGGTGGAGGCGCTGGCGGCGGCGGTAAGAATGCCACCGGTGCGGGTGCAGGAGGTTCATCTGAATATGGCGGCGGCGGAGGCGGTGGTGGTGCATCAACGGGAACAGCGGGAGCCGGAGGCATAGGTGGGGCAGGACAGGCAGGTGGAAGTTCTCAGGGTGGATCAGCGACCGAAACGGGCCAATGGTGGCTTGGCGGAAGTGGCGGGGCAGGCGGAGCGCAAACAACTCAGACTGGTGGCAATGGGGCACAACCAGGGGGCGGTGGTGGTGGTGGGGGTAATACAACTAATAATGGTGGTGATGGTGCGCCAGGGGCTATTACAATTATAGCTTACTGTTAGGATCACGAACGGTGCTGATGGTTCAGTGGTAATTGATATTTATTCTTAATAATGCAAGTAGAAGAAAAAAATATTATCCAATCTTGGAGTGAAGCCCAAATATGGGAGAAAAACTGGCACGATAATCAACAATTCAATACTTACAATGAAGAAACTAAACAGTACATATATGCTTCATTGATGGGGCTTAATCGGTATGCTACTAATTATTACGGAATAAGAGGTTGGGATTTTGGAAATCAATCGGTGTTAGATATTGGAGGGGGAGAAATATCAATGTTACTGAAGTCAAGGGCATCAAAAAGAGTAGTCGTTGACCCATTAAATTATGTTGGATGGATACGGATGAGGTATAAGGAAGCGGGAATAAAATTCCAAAATATTAAAGCTGAAGATATACGGTTTAATGAGCCATTCGATATAGGAATAATTTACAACTGTCTTCAACATACTGAACACCCAAGTATTATTGTAAACAAAATTAAAAGATACTGTAAGGTGATTCATGTATTCGAATGGATAAACGAAGGTATAAGTGAGGGACATATCCATAATCTTACAGAAGAAAAATTAAACGAATGGTTTGATGGATATGGGAAAGTTGGCAACCTTAATCAATACCCATGTATTGGTCAATACTACTGCGGAATATTTAAAGGGGAATATTATGAGTAAAAGATTTCATCTGCTAGGGTTAGTCCACTTGCCTTGTAGCAAGGAATATATGTCATGCGCTTTTACGCAAAAAAATTACAAGTTAGCTAAGATGCTGCTATCTCTAGGACATGAAGTATTTTATTATGGGGCTGAAGGATCAACTGTTCCTTGCACCAAATTTATACAAACGCATACCCTTAAAGAAATTGGACAAGCATGGGGGGATGGAGATAATAGGTTCGAAATTTTCTATGATTGGGAAAATTCTGATTTTAGACACGACTTCAACACTTCCAAAAAACCAGTTACTCTAAAGTATTATCAAAAGTGTATAGAGGAAATAAATAGGACAAAACTGGAGGATGATTTTCTTCTATGTACTCAAGGAGTGTATCAATCTCCAATAGCTGATGCAGTAAAATTGTTTCTTACTTGTGAACCTGGGATTGGGTATAGGGGTTCGGTTAAAAGTAGGTTTAGGGCGTTTGAAAGTTCCTACATTCAAAACTTTACCTATGGTAGTGAAGCCCCGTTCCAGTGTATAAATGGTTCATATTATGATAGGGTTATTGCCAACTACTTTGATGAAAATGATGTTGAATTTTCCGACGACAAAGAAGATTACTATTTCTTCATAGGTAGAATGATTAAAAGGAAGGGAATACTCACAGCCGCACTCGCTTGCAATGCTCTCGGTAAGAAATTAATAATTGCAGGTCAGGGAGCGCACGTAGATTCAAGGGGTTATCTAGTTCCCAATGAAGATCCAGATTTTGAGCTAGAACCTGGAACTTGGGAATATGTAGGTTATTGCGATGTGGAGAAAAGGAAAAAATACATGAGTAAAGCCATCGCCACATTCACTCCTACCGAATATCTTGAATGCTTTGCGGGGACGCATATAGAAAGTATGCTTCACGGAACGCCCCCAATAACGACAAATTTCGGTGTATTTCCAGGAACTATCCCCGACCACATTAACGGTAAAGTAGGATTCAGGTGTAATACTTTACAGGATTTCGTTGATGCGGCAGTTAAGGCACAGGAAGTTGACCACTTTAAAGTAAGGAAATACGGAGAGAGATTCTTGATGGATAATGTGAAATGGGAGTTTGAAAAGTGGTTTTCTGACTTGCACCAAGTCTATGAGAGTGCGGCAGATAAAACCAAGAAAGGATGGCACAGACTTAAAAAACAGGTAGAAACGGAATATATTTTTTAATTTTGATAAACCACCAACCACCACTTGACTAGACGTTTTTTCATAGAACGCACCCTAAGACAAATCTACGGCACACAGCCTAATGATGATTCTTGGATAACTGATAATCTTGTTAATACTTGGTTGAATGATGGGATTGCCATTGCGGCCAAACAAAATTACAAAGATAATATAGCCTTAGACGGGATTTCATTCATAAATAATAGCTTCTACACAACATTTAAGGATATAGCAGTTACAGCAGATGAACAGTTCCTTTGGAAAGTAACACTGCCGCAAATACCTTTTGGTATAGGCGCTAACATGGGTATCTCAACATTACAATTCAGGGATAATGAATCTACCCAGATTTCCCAACCCGTCATTTGGATAACCGAAAATCAGAGAACGTACTTCCAAAGCATGAGAAGGATATCCAATAAATTATTGGCGTATCAGCAAGGGGAATTTGTTTATGTATTAAGCCCGTTAATACTTAGTCAGTACACCGCTAACATAACGATGGTAAGTGGCGGAGATGCAACAGATTTGGATAGTACGCTAAATGTCCCCGAAGATTATTTTCCGGTAATGGTAGAATATATTAAACAACAGCTTGTATTTGAAAGAAACCAACCAGTTGATGTAAATAATGATGGTAATGATTCCATCCGTACAACATGAAGCCATTCAATAACTACATATTATTCAAACCTTTTGAAACCGATTCTATTTCAAGTGGCGGAATTATTGTTCCAGATTCATACAAAGGAATATCTAATAAGGGAGAGATTGTTGCAGTTGGGGAGGGAACATCTGGGAAACCAATGAGATTAAAAGCAGGAATGATAGGATATAGGGTTAAGGATTGGGGAACAGAGATAATAGAAAATGGGATAAAATACTTTTTGATGGAGGATACCGCAATACTAGCATTAGAAGATAATGGTATAGAGTATGATAACTCTACGACTCAGTTAGAAAAAAAGAAAATTAAAAGGTCAATTCCAGAAATAAAAAAAGAAAATGGTAGGGTAAAATTTGAATATCAATGGCAGCACAAAACAGACAATGGATAACAGTTGATGAGTGTGTAACAGCATACTTAGACGAAAGTGAACAGTCCGTTCACAAGTATTTCAAGTGCTGGCAACTTGCTTTTCGTGCTATGACAGAACTTGGCCTTGACGCATTTTACTTGGTTAAATCTATAAGAATACCACTTAACGCTAACCTTACTGCAACACTTCCCGCCGACTATCTTTCATATTCTAAAGTTGGCGTGTTAAATGAACAAGGAGAAATTATAACTCTTGGAGTGAACAATAAATTAACAGTTGCTTTTGACCTTTCCCCAAATAGACTAGAACAAACTCAAGATGCAACCATACCAACACAAATTAATCAATTAGGGGTCTGGTGGTATAACTATTGGAATGGCTTTGCATACGGGCCTGTTTACGGATTGCCAAGTGGAAGTCCATTTATAGGAAGTTTTAAAATAGATGAAGCTAATGGTGTTATAGTATTGAGTGAAAATTTTCCGTACCACTATGTTATGTTGGAATATACCGCCTCTCCGATAGAGGGTGGTGAATATTATGTGCCAATACAATTTAAGGAAGCGGTTATAGCATATCTGAGATGGAAAGATAAAATTTCAGTTCCAGTTAAATCGCACATGGATAATTCAAATATAGGAATGAGGAGACACGACTATTTCAATGAAAGAAGATTGGCTATAGCCAGATATGACCCTATTAATATACCAGACTTATACGAATGGAATTTAATGAATCAGCGCCTCACCGTCAAAGCGTAATAAATATGAATGTAGAAATTTGGAAGGATATACCTGGATTTGAAGGTTCGTACCAGATAAGTAATTTTGGAAGAGTCAAAAGTCTTCCTAAAGTATGGGTTTGTGGTAATAGGGGTTCTCTCAGGAGAAAGGGCGAAACTATCCTAAAGTTATCGTTTAATAGTGGTGGATATTGCCAAGCCGATTTGTCAAAGAATCTTAAAAATAAAAAATATCCAGTTCATAGGTTAATGGGGATAACATTCTTGCCAAATAATCTTAATAAGAAGTGTATAAATCACATCAACAGTGATCGAGCGGATAATAGACTAGAAAACTTAGAATGGGTAACCCATAGTGAAAATGCCATTCATGCAGCTAAAAAAGGAAGAATGTTTAAGGCAGTAGGTGAAGATCATCCTATGTGTAAAATATCTAAAGAAGACGTAATTGCGATTAGGGGTATGGCTGACGAATATACACATCTTGAAATATCAAAGCGGTTTAGTATAG